ATGATCAAATCAACTTACAAAGACAATCCATTTTTACCTATGAGTATTAAGAAACAAATTGAGGACCTCAAGAGAACTGATGAGGCACAGTATCAAATCTATGCTCTTGGTGAGAAGGCAATCAGTAAGAGCAACATCTATTCTGGATGGACCTTTGTCAAGCACAGACCTAGCAAATTCACTGACTATGTTTATGGCCTTGACTTTGGATACAACCACCCCACTGCATTGGTCAGAGTCTATTGGCGAGACATGGACATATACATTGAGCCGGTCATCTATGAGAGCTACCTGACTACATCTGACCTCATCACTAAGTTTGACCAGATCAATGTAGAGAAGAGCATAATCATCCTAGCAGACTACTCAAGGCCTGAGAGCATTGCTGAGATAGACAGAGCAGGATACTACATTGAGAATGCTAACAAGGTAGTGAAGCAGGGTATAAACAACATCAAGACTTTTGGTGTGTTCTGTGAGGAGCACCCACAATTAAAGAAGGAGTATGAGAATTACAAGTGGAAGAAAATTAATGACACCATCACTGACGAGCCTGTCAAGTTATGGGATGATGCAATGGATGCTGTGAGATATGCAGTAACCTACATCAAAGATAATTACTACACAGATGACAGGTACTTATCCTTTTAATTAGACAATCTTAAAAATACAATATAGGTATGGCAATAACAATAGAAGCAGAACCTTATGACTTTACACCTGCATACAATCAATGCAAGTTTATAGTTGACTCAACCAATGTCAACAAACCTGGTTTTAAATATATCTTTGAGGTATTTGAGTCAGGCACAGCAACTAAGATAGCAACATACAAAGCTCTACCATCCTATGGCACAGGCTATGGTGAGGTGGACTTGAGTAAGCTGTTGAGCAATCAAGTTAGCTTTGACTTTCAACCTGATGCATTGACATTCTACGATGCATCAAACTGTTATTACAAGTATGATGTCAAGATAGGTGAGGAGTATATTCTTGAGGAAGATTACACAGCAGCACTACAAGATGATGGCAATGGTAATGTGTTAATAACAACAGTAGCAGCAGCTCATCCATTTGTTATAGGTGATCAGATAAACATAATACAAGATGATGGCGGTGTGGCTAATCCAGGTGTTGAAGGATTGCACACTGTCTTGGATGTTCCTAATGCTAATGAGTTAGTGATTAATGCTCTGTTTGCTGATGTTACAGATGTCAACGAGAATGGCACTATCAGATATGCTAACAATGAGAAGGATGTTAACTTGAACATTGTGAACACCTTGAATAAGTTTGTATTCAATGGTGCTGAGCCTTGGCGGCTTTTTCCTGGTTACACACCTGTTGCTTTTGAGTTATCACCTGCAAATTTAGGACGTATGCTAACAACACAGCCTTTTGAGTTTACTTGCACCAAAGGACAGTTCTTGTTTCTCAATCATGAGCTGACAGGGTTTGTTACTTCTATGTTATTTACTAACAGTAATGGAAGTCAGTTTATTAGAGTGGTGAATAACAGTACCAACAAGATAGCAGGTGTGCCATGTGGACCTGGCAATCTTGGAACACTGACTTATATCTCAGGACCAGATGCCTCATTGATACCTAATGACACTATCACATCTTACACAATACAGATTTTCACAGGTGTTCCTGCTGTTGCATCCTCAGCAATATACACTATCAAGTTAGATTACAGGAAGCAAATAGACGAGCATCAAATTATGTTTGTAGATAGACTTGGCTCAATTAGTAGCTTTGCCTTTCAACTAAGGTCATACACTAGGGTAGGGATCAAGAGAGAGACTTACAACAAAGATGTTCAAGGATATATTGATGCAGGTCAATGGACTTATGATAGTTATGAACAAGGACTTGTTAACATCAACACACAGCTCACTAAGACACTTGACTTGAATACTAACTTTATGACTGAGTCCATGTCAGATTATTTCTTAGAGATGCTGTCATCACCTGCTACATGGATTTTGCCTGTTAGCTATGGACAGGTAGAAATAGATGGTGAGTGTGTTACAGTAGCAACTAATTATGATGATTTACAAAGCTGCAATGTGTTAGCTACAGATTTTGAAATGGTAAAGCAACGCAATCAGAACTTAATAAGGCACAGCATACAAGTCAGATTTAGTAATAACGATGTAGTCAATGGTTAAAATAGTATTAGAGTCAGGAGTATTAGATGTAAGTGAAAATGTAAATTTTCCTATCACATTCAGCATTGCTGAAATTAAAGATGTATCAGTTAGAAAGGGAACATTCTCTAAGAGTATAACTTTACCAGGAACAGATAACAACCATCAGCTCCTAGGTCATTACTACGATGTAAACATACAAGAGGGCACATTCAACATTAACACCTTAACACATTGTCAAGTCATACAGAATGATGTGCCGATCTTAGTGGATGTACTCTTGCAGCTGGTAAGTGTTAACAAGATACAGACAGCATCAAACTATGAGCAGGAGATTACATACACTGTACTCATAAAAGATACAAAGGCAGAGTTTTTTAGCTCGATTACCAACAAGGAATTAAATGACTTAGACTTCTCAGACTGCAATCATGAGTGGAGTGCGGCAACCATAGTAAGTACTTTTGCACATTCTGTTGTTAAAAAGTTTAAGTATGTAATGCCTCAATGTTTCGATGTCAACAATTATCAGATCAACGAATTTAAACCTGCTATTTATGCTAAGGTTTATTTTGACAGGATATTTGCCTCTGCAGGTTTTAGTTATACATGGGCAGATTTAGAGGCAGCAAATTTTGATAAGTTATTAATACCTTACAATGGTGATGTCAATAACTTTGATTTTGCTGATTTATTAGTTCAAGCCACTAACACATGGACCACAAGTTATGTGCAGCCTGTAGGAAGAAATTATAGTTTTTTAGAGGATGTAAACTCAGGATGGACTGAGGTCATAGATTTACAGAACTTATTTGATCCTGCAGTAGGTGAGTACACTTCACCATTTAACACTAACTCACAAGCTGGTCAACATTATAAATATGAGATACAATTTACAGGTGATTTGATTTTAGATAACAGCAGTGGTGCTGATGCAAGATTAATAGCCACAGGTGGGTTTAGTCCTAATCTTGCAGTAAAAAATAAATATAGAATTGGTTTTGTAGTAAAAGTAAATGGATCTACTCAACCTGGATCTCCTGGATATCAATGGATTACTTTTGAAAATGATCCTGCTAATCCTACACCATTACCACCTGGTCAAACAGTATTAGGAACATTTTCAAATACAATTACTTTTGTTGCCGTTGACAATGGCGGTGGGATGCCTCATACTATAGCAGCAGGAGATATACAAATAAGTGTATTGGTTTTAGAAGTAAAAAATGAGCAAAATTATGTAGAGTGGTCTTCAACCTACGATCAGACTAAATGGGTAGATGATGCGACAGGTTTAACACCAGTACAAGTTGATGTCATAGTAGCTGATCTAAATATATCTATGAAGATTTTGCCATCAAGTAATTTAATACCTATTGGTGAAACAATCATTATAAATGATTACATACCTAAAAAGATAAAACAGTCTGACTTTGTAAAGTCTATATTTAAAATGTACAATCTGTATGTTGATCTGGATGAGGACAATCCATACAATTTAATACTCAGGCACAGAGACGAGTATTATGACTCAGGACAAGAGAAGGACTGGAGCTCAAAGATAGCTAAGGATAGAGAACAGTCATTAACATTTTTACCAGATATCACAAAGAAAAAAATAAGACTAACATATACACCTGACAAAGATCCTTACAATGAAGCATATACAAATGCAACTAGTGAGACTTATGGACAAGTAGAGTACACCTATGACAATGAGTATGTAAAAGATGTAGACATTCAAAGTATTATCTTCTCACCTACTCCTGTTGGTAGGACTCTCTTTGATGCTTATGTACCTTTAATAAATGGTGCAGCACCTAAGACTCAGCTCAGGATACTTTTTGATGGTGGAGTTGCAACTTGCGATGCTTATAACATTTATGAGTATGGCACTACAGGAGCAATAGGAGAAACACAATATCCTATGCTCGGTCATTTCAACAATGCTCTGTTACCTATATTTGATATAAACTTTGGAGTCAATGATTTTTACTTTTACCAGGTCCAGTCATTGACACCCAATAACTTGTATAACTTATATTGGAGGAGGACCATTAATCAGATTAACACCGGTAAAATGTTAACTGCATTCTTTGACTTGAATGAGTCTGATATTCAGAGCCTCAAACTTAATGACAAGATATACATCAATAATAGTTGGTGGAATATAAATAAGATACTGGACTATGATGCACAGCAAAAAGGATTAACGAAAGTAGAGCTCATTAGTGTTGACCAGGATATAGACTTAGCACCAATACAGACAGGCAATGGTAATATCTTAGATGATGCTCAGGCTGCAAATGCTATCTTAGGACTAGCTCAACAGAGCAGTGAAGTAAACAATGTAGTGTTGAGAGGTGCTAGTGCTACTATCATTGGTAAAGGCAATGTTGTATCATCTGGTGTATCTGGTGTCATTGTAGGTAATAACAAGTCCTTAGAGAGTAATGGTATTGCAGCTGATAATA